GATGAAGTAGATCTTACACCTGAAAACTGGGATGAAAAAAGAAAAGGTAATTTTGTAAACTTACCATATCAAAAATTTAACATGACAACGCGAGTTGCAATGGATGACCAATGCAATTCAGTAAAACTCGAAAACCTTTATGAGTTTGTAAAACAATACAGACTTACACCTGCAGAATTTAAAAAATTAAAAATATTTCAAGATGATGAAACAAAAGACTACCCACCTTGTGTAGTAAACTTTATGAAAAACAAAGTACAAAAAGGTGAAGGTAGAAATGATGCAATGTTTAATGTTGCAGTATTAGCAAAGAAAATAAATCCCGATCCTGTCATGTATGAGGAGTGGACAAGGGAAATGATGACAAAGGTTTGTAGTGAAAAGCTACACCCAAAAGAATTACAAAATATATTTAAAGGTGTCGAGAACAAAGAATATGCTTATAAATGCAAAACATCTATTGCTAGAATGCATTGTGTATCAAGTGAATGTGTAAAACGTAAATTAGGTATTGGTGCAAATGAAGCTTTACCTGAAGTTGGTAAACTTATTAAAGTAAATTCATATCCTGAACCTTATTGGATTTTACCCATACAAGGTAAATCAATTAGACTTTCAACAAAACAATTATATCAACAACAACTACTTGGAGAACAACTTTTAAATTTTGATATAGTTTGGAGAGCATTGAAACCAACCAAAAGAGATCCAGATCCGTACAGAGATTGGCTTGAAGAGTTGATTGCAAACAAACAAGACATGGAAGGTTTTGATGCAGGAGAAGAGAGTAGTGATGTATTTAATTCAAGAATGGGTAGATTTTTAGAAGATGTTGAAGATACTACAGAATTTGACCAGATAGATAGTGGTAATATATGGCGTGATGAAACAGAAATGAGATTTAAACTTGAGACGTTTAGAGCTTTTATGAAAAAAATGAGTTACAATTGGAATGAAAAAGAATGTACAAGATTCTTAGAACAAGGTGGAGCTAAACCCAAAGCTAAGTTCAAAGGAATTCAATCTAGACATTGGGTTGTGACTCTACCAAAACAAAGTGAGCATAAGAATAAAGATGTCAAATTCGTTAAAGCTAAGGCTGCGTGGGAAGACAATTAAGATCTTTGGACCACCTGGCACTGGAAAGACAGAGAACCTTTTGAAACGTGTAAAACGTTATCTTGAAAAAGGTTATTCTCCTGATGAGATATGTTACGTATCTTTTACAAACAAAGCTGTAAACGAATGTGTAACTAGAGTTAGACAAAAATTTAAAGGCTACGATGAAGATGCATTTAAATATTTTAGAACACTTCACTCACTAGCAAGACAACAGTTTGCTGAAATACCTGTGTTAGATCCAAAGGCTGATATGCTTATGTTTCATACACAATATGGAACTATAAAAATTAATTACAAAGATGGGCATGACGATCAAAAAGTTTATAACAACTGGTCTCTTCAAATATATGACAGGGCAAGAAACATGAAAGTTGATCCTGTATGGCTATACAAACAACAATCTAGAAAGAGTGTAAGGTTACAGCAATTCAAATCAATCATCGCAGGGTATGAGCAGTTTAAAACAATGGAGTTGGAAAACGGACAACGGACACCAGACAGGTTGGATTTTACAGACATGGTGCAGAAGTTTATTGATGATGGATTGGTTGTGCCTTTCAAAGTTTTAATGGTTGATGAAGCTCAGGACCTAACACCTTTACAATGGGACATGGTTGTAAAGATGTCTGAAGGTGTTGAACGTGTATACATTGCAGGAGATGACGACCAGGCAATCTATGAGTGGAACGGTGCTGATGTAACTTTGTTTCAAACGTTTCCTGGTAAATCACTTGTGTTAAAAAAATCTGTAAGACTTAATAAAAACATACATTTCTTTTCTAAATGTTTATTGAACTCTATGGGTAATAACAGAGTACCAAAAGAATTTTATTCTAATGACAAAGAAGGTGCAGTGTATAGATGGAATGGTTTAAAAAAAGTACCTTGGGACATGGATGGTAGTTGGATGGTCCTTGCAAGAATAAATGATGTAAAAAAAGAATTACAAACAGAAGCAAAAAATCTTGGATTATATTATCAAGATCAAAAAAATAATAAGTCATTCGATCCAAATCAGTTTTATGCAATACAATATTGGGAAAAAATATGTGATGGGGGCAGCATAAACAGAGAAGAAGCTGTAACTATGTATGAGTATTTATTAAACATAGACCACGGATACCGGTCATCGGACAGTAAAAAATGGAGCTTTGCTCATCCAAATCAAGTGTTTACATTTGATGAATTACATTTAAGGTGTGGTATGCGAGATGAAAAGGGTAAATGGAATCAAGTGTTTAAGAGAAAATTTAAAGATAAAGACAAACAATATTTTCAAAAACTTATGAATGAAGGTGTAGATCTTACACAACCACCAAAAATTATTATTGATACTATACATCAAGTAAAAGGTGGAGAAGCAGATAATGTAGTTCTTGCTAGTAAGTGCAACTTCCCATCTCATTTCGATAAAAAGAATTTAGCAGATAAGGTAAAAGAACTTAGGGTATGGTATACAGGTGCAACAAGATCCAAACAAACTTTACATTTGTTAGGCACTTATCATCAATACAACTTTCCATTGGGAAAGTATTTTAAACAATACGAGGCTAATTATGTTTAGAAAATTAATTATAGAAGCTTTAGAAGATAGATATAATGCTCAAATTTCTGAGGCTGAGGCAACACTTAAAATTTATTTAGAGAAACCAGTAGCTATCGGTGAGCATCCACAACATGTGGACGAAGCAGATAAATTAATTGAAAAAATTGCAAACGCTGAAGAAAAAATAAAAGCATTACAACCATTTAAATTATGAAACAAAACCCATCATTAAGAATTTTATCTTTAGGAGCTGGTGTGCAAAGCTCAACGATGGCCTTGATGGCAGATGCAGGAGAGTTTGGTGTAAAACCTGACGCTGCCGTATTTGCTGATACGGGTTGGGAACCTAAACCTGTGATAGAACATTTAGAATATTTAAAGAGTGTAATAAGTTATCCAATACACATTGTAAAAAAAGGTAATATTCAAGATGATATTATAAAAGCGTTGTCTCCAGGTGGGAATCAATTTGCTTCTGCACCGTTTTATACTTTAAATGAACAAGGTAAAAAAGGAATGGGTCGTAGACAATGCACAAGAGAATATAAGATTACTCCGATTGCAAAAAAAATAAGAGAGATATTTGGATTAAAACCAAGACAAAGATTTCCAAAAGATAAACACATAGAAGTGTGGGTTGGTATATCAACAGATGAAATTATGAGAATGAAACCATCGAGATTTTGGTGGCAAGAAAACAGATGGCCCTTAATAGAAAAGAAAATGTCTAGGCAAGATTGTCTTAAATGGTATGAAGGTAAAGGTTTTAAAATTCCTGTTAAATCTGCTTGTATTGGTTGTCCATTTCATGATGATAATTTCTGGTTAGATATGAGAAACAACAGGCCAGAAGAATTTGCAAGTGCTGTAGAATTTGATAAAAAGATGCGAATGCATAATCCTAAAGTAAAAAACTTTGTACACAGATCTTGTGTGCCTTTAGACGAAGTAAAATTTAAAAATGATGATGGGCCAGATCTCTTTAACCAAGAGTGTGAGGGCCTTTGTGGAGTATAATATGGCAGATAAAAATATGTTTGATGAAGCCTTTCCTCAAGATACGCAAGTAGGTGGATCTCACTATAAACACTTTCTTATTCAACCATGGACTTTTATTAGAAAGAATGGTTTAAATCCTTTTCAAGCAAATGTTATTAAATATGTGTGTAGATATTTATTCAAAGGTAAATCAATTGAGGATCTTAACAAAATAAAACATTATTGTGATTTAGAAATTGAACATATTAAAGAAGAAAAAAAGAAATGATTGAAGATAAAAGATTATCAGAAAAACTTTTAAAAAATCATTATGATTGGTGTAAGGAAAACGGGAGGGACACATCATGGTACAAAAAAAGAAAGAAATTATTTACTGTGAAAAATGCAACCAAGTTCAAGCAGTAGTAATTCACAAATATGATTACTATTGTGCTGAATGCTATATTTTTCATTTGGGCCTTCCAATTAAAACAATGAAAGTAATAGAGGATACTAATTTTAGTAATAAAAAACAATGACCCATCAACTTAACTTCGTTTATAACGACAGTGATTGGATAGCTCCTGCGGAGTATCCTGATTTATCTCAAGCAAAAGAAATAGCAATTGACTTAGAAACTAAAGATCCAAACTTAAAAACAAAAGGATCTGGTTGGGCAACTTTTGATGGAGGAATTGTAGGTTTTGCAGTAGCAGCACTTGGACAACAATGGTATTTTCCTATTCAACATGATGCAGGTGGTAATATGGACTTATCAATTACCTGCGCATGGTTTCAAGATATATTAAAACTACCAGCTACAAAAATATTTCATAATGCAAGTTACGATGTAGGTTGGTTATTGGTAAATGGTTTTGAGATACGTGGACAAATAGTTGATACTATGATTGCTGCAGCTCTAATCAATGAAAATAGATTTAGTTTTAGTTTAAATGCTTGTGCAAAAGATTACCTTGGTGAAATAAAAAACGAAACATTTTTAAATGAAAAAGCTAAAGAATGGG